TGCATTACCTTCTTTATAGGCATCTAAAACATCTCCTACACCGTATAAATTCTGCAAAGTTGAATAATGCACTACTAGCCTAGGCTCCTGCTGATTATAGTCAAAACAACCCCATCTATGGCCTTCCTCAGGCATAAATAGACGCCTGATCCGTGGTCCAAGATCCTTGTTCCGTGCAGGAATCTGCTGAAGGTTTGGATTAGAATAACTGAATCTTCCGGTTACGGTTCCTCCATTATCTCCACGAAGCTGATTTATTTCAGCAAATATTCTTCCCTTGTGTGCGTGCTTTAATATAGTATCTATGAATGTGGTATGGGCCTTGTTAATTTCACGAGCCTGGGCAATTTGTTTCACTAGTGGGTGGGGGTGATTCTGTAAAAAATTCTTTGTAAACGATGGGGCTTGTGTTTTTAAAGTTCGATCGTACGGAAGTTTAAGTTTATCAAACACCTGGGCAATGGACCTTGCTGCCCAGATCTGAACTTCAACGTCCGTTTCTTTTTTAACTTTATGTAATAATTGTTTTTCTTGTTCTAATAATGTTTTCTTTTCTTTCAATGCTTGTTCTTCATTTACACGCACACCGAGAAACCTCATATCAACAAGGCATGGAAATAGTTCTGTTTCTAATTCCCAAATGTTCCAAATATCCTGACAATCAATCTCTTTTTTTAACTCTTGCCATAATGCAAGAGTTAGTTCTGCATCTTTTTCTGCATAGGCACCTACATACATAGCTGGAAGTTTGTACATTTCTGCTTTTGCATCAACTCCCCATGTTTTAGCTGCTTCATACAATGCTGCTTCATCTTTTCCCTGTCCCGTGTAACGTCTAGCACAGGAATTTAGATCGTAACGCATTTGATTTTCATCAACTAACGCTGATGCAATCATTGTATCTATAATTCTTCCATTAATTTTGAATCCTGCGGATCTTAACCAGCATACATCATACATGGCATTATGAAAAATTTTGTCGACATCACTACTTAAAACTTTGTGTAACCATTTTGAGACTATACCCTTGTCCATGTTACCGCCGCCTTCATGAGCAATAGGAAAATAACCAGACCATCCAGAAACTGCGACAGCTATTCCTGTAATTCTTCCATTACCTGTAACCGAACCTGATCCCATTTTTATTAAATCAGTATCTTTAGTTTCTAAGTCTATTGCTATTTCATCCTGTTTGGATAGGTCGAGAAATTCTTCAGGAGGAAGCCATTCTGTTTGAGGCTTGAAAAGTGGCTGTTGTATCATGAATAATCCCTTTCAATAATCATATCAATAAAATGTTTAGCTTTTTCCAAATCTTCCTTTCCTCCTTTATATGGATGCCTACAAATATATTTAATAACATTTCCTTCAGGAAAGAGCAACTTGTTTTCAATTACAAACTTGCTTGGCTGGATTTTCATTTTTTTATAGTGAGTTCCACCAATTTGTTTATCGTATGTACTCATGTCAATATAAAATAAAGTTTAATTCCAAAGTAAAATGTTATCATTGATAATAAGACAAGTTCGCTAGTAAGTGTGTGTTTCATGAAATTCCCAGTAAAATTAAACAAAATACAAAAGTATATAGACAGATAATTGTTATCGCTGTGATATTTCTCATATCTGATAACTCTTATAAAAATCTTTCGGCTCTATAATATGCAGATGTTCCTTGGTCCGTGTTGCGCCAACATAGAACAGTCGATTCTCGTCATCGGGATTTTTGTCATATCCTTTTTGCGTATTTAGACTTAAATCTGTTAATAAAACTACATTTTGTGCTTCTCCACCCTTGACACCATGAATGGTTGATAATAAAATTCTTGGCGTTTTATTTAATTGTTCTCCATTACTTCTCATTTTTCTGATATATTCCACTTTTCTCCATGGAGCGTCATCCAGAGATTCATACCATACAGAATCAGTGCGAAGACCGAATTTTTCTTTGCAATCATTCAAAGAATAATGTGCGTCTTTGTTCATAAGTAAAAGTTGATTTCTGTCTGCATGTTGAGGACTCATATAACCATATACCTGTTTAATTTGATCAGGATTCATAACAGATCCTTTTTTCCATTGTTCCCAATTAATGATGGCATTATATAAACCTTCTTCGTAAGATTTTTTAAATTTGTTTTTATAGTAAAGGCCTTTTTGATAAAGAACATCTTCCAGTTCATTTAACATAAATCTAGTTCTAGCCAAAATCAGCCATTCCCCCTTTGACATGTCTACATTTTCAAAATTAGAATATCTTGTCAAAGATCCTTCTACTGTTTTTGGTTTCCAATCTTTTGGTAATCGTTTAGAAATTCTATTTACTATTTTCATTGCAATATCATGAACCTTTTTTGGAATTCTATGGGATTGCATAAGTCTTATAAATTTTCCATCTTGAGCTATAAAGCTATCAACATCAGCACCAGCCCATCTAAATATTGCCTGATCATCATCACCTGCAATATAAGAATCTTCTGTTTTATCCCAAATGCTTCTTGTCATATCCCACTGCATTAAGGATAAATCTTGTGCTTCATCTATAAAGACAACATCAAACTTAGGTGATGCATCTGATTTTACAAAATCTAAAATCATGTCATTAAAATCAATGAGCCCGTATTGTTTTTTGTAAGACTCTAGTTCATTTGCTATAATTTTTAATTTGTTAAACTCAACATCTTGGGTATGCTCCTGTAAATCATATTGTCTAGTGATTGATATATTTCTTAACTTAGCTAATTGAATAATTCTGAGATAATCACTTTTTGTGGTAAATATTCCTCCTTCTTCATCATCGTATTCCATATAATCTACAGTAAAATTTATTTTTTTACCTAAATCCTCATAATGCCTTCTTTGCATTACATTTTCTTTTTTAATTCCTAATCTTCTGAAAGCTAAAGAATGTAGTGTTCTGAAATAGGGTAAATCATCTTCAGTATAATCAAATTTTTTCATTGCTCTGTCTCTTGCTTCGTATGCGGCTTTTTGAGTAAAAGCAAAAAATCCAATTTTATTGGGATCTGTTTTCTTTAAATGATCTTCAACCTTACCTAATAAAGTTTCTGTTTTTCCAGTTCCTGGTGGGCCTAGTACTATTGTTTTCATTAATAAGGATCCTTTGGCTTAAATTGTTTTGGTTTATAGTTATCAGGTATTTTTTCAAAAGATTTTATAGACATAACTGTTATTTTCTTTTTACTTATAGTCCATCTTTCATCTTTAAAATTGAAATGTTCCTTTAACATTTGTTGTGTAACTTGAGACTTTTCATCCCATTTTCTTTTTTGTAAAAATCCATGATAAAATTTACTGAATATAAAATAATGTTTTCCTTGATTAGTATAAACATTACCTCTTACAATATCTTCTTTAACTGTGGTATCAGAACTTCTATTAGTACAAAATTCTTCAAGATGATCCCCTAATTGATCAATCTTAGATGATCCGACTGGTGGATCAATAGTTTCTTTTCCATCTAAGAGAGTTTGAACATATTTTTTGTATTCTTTTTTTGAAATACTTGGAAGTATTTTGTCAACTTGTTCCAAGACTGAAATTTGAAATAATCGTTGATCATAAAGAGTAGTAGCATTTTCTAATTTTACTCTTTCACCATCAACATTTACATAATAGTAAGGTTTATCTAATAATATTTTTTGAAGATCGCTTAAAATAGGAAAAACTGTTTCTCCTCCAATACCAAATTTTCTAGTTCTGCATAATTTTTTATCGCAGTGACTGCACATAGGTTCTTCATTGCATTTAAAACCTAATTCTTTTTTACTGTTAAATTTAATTTTATCCTGAATTGTTTTATCGTCTAAAGGAGTTGTAAAATATTTATAGTTAAAAGGATTTATTTTTTTATCCCAGTCAGATGGCCATTTTCTTTTAGCATATTGAATATATTGATATAAAACTCGATCACGACCATCTTCTAATTTAGACTGAGTCAAAGATTCTAGACATGGGGGTCCATCATTAAATTCTGATTCAGGTCTTTTAATTTCTAGTTTTTCTAATTGTTCAGGAGTAATTTTATTTT